CATAATCAAAGTTTCTCAAGTCCTGACCCGCAGGAGGGGCACCAGTTCGAACATAGTACAACTTGTTTGCAACCTGGTCGTCTGCGCACTCAACCATGTGAACTAAGTTCAGCGTTGGTTTCGTGGCCACGGCATACTCCGAGTTCTCAGCCTCTTGACGTGTGTCAAATGGGGTTTGATCAGCGTTGTAGTTGGTGGCGATCGCTAGCACGCCAGGCGCTCCTCCAGTGACGAAATCAGTTATCAAGCTACGAAATTCAAAGATGATTCCGTGAAATTTGTATTGCTGATAATTTGATGCGATCGTTGACATCCATGGAAAGGTGGCATTGATTCCAGGATTCAGGGGGTAGCTCAAGTTTGCGAACGCAGTTGCGCCGGTGATGTCTCCGAGATATTCTCTATGGCTTACGATATTCGTAGACTGAGAGGTACTAAATCTCGGGATCTGGCCCGCCAACACATTGTATCGTGGTTGGGGGCCGGACATCTGATAATCACCGGAACCAAAAATCGAACCAATTCCGCTTCCAAGCCATTTTCCAACGCCTTTTAACATTGGCAATTTGAAGAGTCCACCTAGTGAATCTCCTATCTTTTCGCCAACGTCTCCAAACGGGGTCGCCTTCTTGCCTCTAAGCTTCGCATTGGCGAGCCTGAGGGCTTTCATCTCCTTTTGTACGGAGGATAATACATTTCTTTTATTTTTCTTAGTCATAATATGGATCCCTGTGACGCAGGGACTGTACATCCTATGAAAACCATATTCCGCCGTGCAGTCTCTTGGCATTCTGGTTAGCACTAAAGTAATAGTTTTGGGGAATTACTTCATAGGACCCATGGGCAGTTCGTTCGCATGCCCAGGCTTCCTGGATCTTACCAGGATTTATCACCTCGGAGCGGGATAACCGCAAAGCGGTTAATATGCTCCTCGGCACTCATATCAAGGTCATCGTAGTACTGTTCCAACACTTCTTGTTCGGCAGGTGAGATTTTGAAAGCTAACCAAAAGGAATAACGGGCTGAATCTGCTATTGCGTCATCTTCAACCCGTG